GTACCGCTGCGAAACGGTGGAAACACTCCTTGGATCGAGCATGATTCTCCCCAATACCCCTAGAAAACTCTGCGATAGCGTTGAGAATCCGCTAACAAAAGGAGATGATATCCGTATGGCTCGTCGTAAACGGGTCGAGGAACCTATCTCCCCTCCACTTATTCCAGAAAGAACTCCGGAAGGACGTGAGCAACAGCTCGAAGCACTTGCTATGGATCTTGTTGAACGTCGTTTAAGAGAGGGAACCGCTTCCTCGGCAGAGACAGTGCACTTCTTAAAACAAGCCTCGTCTCGAAACCAACTCGAGATGGAGAAGATGCGGTATGAGAATCGCAAGATCGAAGCTCAGACCCACGCCATCAATAGTCTCGAAGATCAGACAAAGCTTTTCCAAGAAGCAGTCAAAGCCATGCAGGGCTACATCATGCCATCTGGCGAAGAAGAGGTGGAAGAATGATTTTATCAGATAGAACTATTCGAGGCCTCGCCACAAATTGTGGTTTGATCGATCCATTTGATGAAAATCAATTGCAGCCGTGCAGTTACGATGTTCGACTCGATTCACGATTCAAGCGATTCGTAAAGACCAATGATTCAGCGATACATCTCATTAACGGTTTATCGAAAGAATTAAGTGGCGTATCGATGGATACCTTCAACGTCGCCAACATGGCATATGCTCTTCGTCCTGGCGAATTCATTCTTGGATCAACCGTCGAATCAGTATTGATCCCTGATTACCTAGCATGTCGTTTCGAAGGAAAATCGTCGTTGGGACGTATCGGTCTGACGACGCATGTCACGGCTGGGTTCATCGATCCCGGTTTTCAAGGAACCATAACCTTGGAGATCAAAAACGAGAATCAATTCCCGATTCTATTAAAGCCCGGAATGCTCATCGGTCAGTTGTGCTTCATCTGTCTCGATGCTGAAGTCGATCGGATGTATGGTTCGGTCGAACTTGGTTCCCATTACCAGAACCAGATCGGTGTCACTGAGGCTCGATCATGAACGGCATTATTCGAACTTATTCAGAACTCATGCGTATCGAATCGTATGAAGAACGTTTTGAGTATCTGGCGCTGAATGGAACAGTCGCTCGTCCGACATTCGGTAACGAACGATGGATGAACCAGAGATTCTATCATTCGAAAGAATGGTATGATGTTCGAGATTATGTGATCGCTCGAGACAATGGTTTTGATCTAGGTCATCGGGATTACCCGATACCGGGAAAGATCATGATTCATCACATGAATCCATTGACTCCCGATCAGATCGAACATGCAGATCGCAACATGCTTGATCCAGAGTTTCTTATCGCGTGTTCTCTGGCAACCCATAATGCCATTCACTACGGCGACAAAGACCAACTTCGGATCATGAATGAACGTTTTCCGAACGATATGATACCATGGAGGTGAACATGAAAAAATATACCACATTTGAGATCGTAGCATGTGTTTCGGCGATAATGTCGGCATTGATCTCAGCGATTCTTCTAGGCATCGTGTGCAGTTTCATGATTGTCACCAGGGATCAGCAACAGGAAGTGCGAACGGTGAAAACCGGCGACATTTCTTGGATCTGTCTCGATATAAAAGATGGCGATCGCATCGTTGCCGAAAGTTGCCAAATATTACCGCATGCATAAGATGGGTGCTCATCAATGGAAATCATAGATGTCGTATCCTCGCCTCACACCGTGGAATCAGGGCAACGGATCATATTCAGTTTTAAGATCGTCGATGATGGTCTTAAGGATTCGAACTACGTCAACATTTATGATGACCATGGTTCGAAGATCAATTTCGGTTTACCGATTTACTAGAAAGAAAAAAAATGTCTAATATCAAGAAAGCAGTTGTACGGTTCAACGGTCAGGAACTTGTTGCGACTTATAATGCTGATACTCAGTTGTGGACAGCCACTGCGACGGCGCCTGCCACGTCTTCGTATGGTCAGCCCGATCATGTATATAAGGCTGAAGTATTCGCTGAAGATCAGGCTGGAAACTCTGCGACTGTTAATTCCAGTGATCCCACGTATGGTGCCCAACTGAAGATTCGCGTTCTCGAGAAGACCAAGCCTGAGGGTCAGATTCGTACCCCGTCCAATGGTTCCGTGCTTGGTACCAACACTCAGAACGTGGTCATCGCCGTGTCTGATAACGGCGGATCCGGTTTGAACAACGCCAGCTTCAAGCTGAAGGTGAATAACACTGCCATTCCGCTGAAGGCCGGCGAAGCCGATGGTTACACCATTGAAGCTGGTTCCGGCGACGATGCTGGCAAGACCCTTGTCAAGTACACGGCGAAGAACCTCCCCGATGGCGCCAATAAGGTCACCTTCGAATTCGCCGATAACGATGGCAACGCTGGCACTGTCCTTACGTCGAACTTCACCATTTCGACCGCGGCTCCGGCCCTTAACATCACTTCTCCGGCGGACAATCTGCTTACTAACTCCAAGACCATCACCGTTGCAGGCGCTGCTACTACACCTGTCGCTGGCGTCACTATCTCCGGGGTCACTATCAAGGTCGACAGCGGTACTGCTGAAGCTGTCACTCTCGGTGCCAATGGGTCGTTCAGCAAGGAGATCGCTATCGCCACTGATGGTCGCCATACCATCACGATCATCGCCACCGATTCGCTCGGCAAGACCACGCAGGTTATTCGCAACGTCACGATCGATACCACCAAGCCGGTGATTACCGATATTCATGCGTCTGCTACCACTGTCGATGCCGGTGGCCGCATCGTCTTCACCTTCAAGGTGACCGACGCCGCCCCAGCCGCAAACGTCTGATAGGATCACGTCATGATCATACGGGTATGGGGTGAAGTCGACGGCGTTGAAATACCGTTGCGACCCCTAAAAGACAAGCCGGATTACTGGTATGGGTATTGTGATTGGTCCCCAAATCTGTTGCACATGGAGTTGTGGGCCGAGAACGATCGAGGAGCTAGAGGCCATTTCGATGGATTCGTGAAAATCCAGTATATCGGCAATGCTAAAACCAAGTGCCGGCTTGTCTTACGTCTGATGCGAGACGGCCTGCCGTTCGCCGATGCCGGAAGGAGTCATCGTATGCTTGAATCAGAAACGTTTTTATGCGGAGAAGATCGTAGGGTATCCATCGCCATCAACAGTACCAATCGTCATCCGTTTGAGATCACCAATGCAACGTGGCTTCTCATGAACGGTGATGCTATCGAGGCTTCGGGCGATTGCGAAGTGCAAGCAATTCGAAGCGATTTCACGGTGCTGAAAGCGAAGATTCAACCGATGATCGCCAACAACGTATACACGTTGCGTTTTAGTTATGACGTCAACGACGAACATCTCGAACAAGATGTTACCGTCAGAGTGAAATGAGGATCAATGAGTACGCTATTGCAATCTTCGATCCTGAATACGATCAAGCAGATGCTCGGCATCGATGAAACATTTAATGGTTTTGATCCGGAAATTATCATCGATATCAATTCGGCATTGATGACTTTACATCAGATAGGGATCGGACCTTCGGATGGATTTCAGATTACTTCCGAGAGCGAGGTTTGGCATAATCTTACCAGTGACGTATCGCAACTCAATGGAATTAAAACCTATATCTATCTCAAGACACGATTGCTGTTTGATCCTCCATCCAATTCTTTCCTCGTGCAATCTATGGAAAAGCAAATTCAAGAGCTTGAATGGCGATTGAACGTTAATGCAGAAGGAGCATTCGATGGATAACGATATTGAGGCTGTTGATCCAGTCGAGCAATGTTTTGAACATTTCGGCATTCTTGGTATGAAATGGGGTCGTCGCCGTTCGACCAAAGAACTTCAAGCCGCCCGTGGCAAGAAGGATTGGGAAGGCGATTCCGACAAGAATTCCGGTAAGGACTCAACCGAAGGATCTCAGGCGCCTAGAAAAGATTCATCCGAAGGTCCCAAGGCCATTCGCAAAGAATCCGATCATGAGAAATACCAACGTCTTTCTCGCATGAAGGTTCAGGATATGTCGACCCAGGAGATTAACGATTGGGTGAATCGAACCAATGCCATAGCCAATTATAATCGATTGACGGCTCAGCAGAAAGAGGAATCGCGATCCAAAGGCCAGAAATTCATTCATTTCATGTTGGATACCGGAAAATCCATGGCCATCGATGCTGGCAAAGAAATCGCCAAGGATTATCTTAAGACAGCTCTCAAAGGATATGCTGAAAGCAAGATCGCGCCTTCCACGCCACGACATGCGAAGTCGAAAAAGAAAAAGAAGTAGCGTATGACACTGTCAAACACTGCGACTCCGCGATACTATGGCGAGTTTCGTCAGAAAGTGATATCGGGTGAAATCCCGGTATGTCGTGAAATCTCGATGGAGATGAATCGTATAGATGCCATGATCGCAAACCCTGGCATTTACTATGATGATACCGCTGTCGAGCATTGGGTGAATTTCTGCGAGCACGAACTTGTGTTGACCGATGGCTCTCCACTTCATTTGCTTGATTCGTTTAAGCTATGGGGCGAGCAGATCTTCGGATGGTACTATTTCGTGGACCGATCGGTCTATATTCCGAATACCGATCGTCCTGGAGGCCATTATGTCACCAAACGCATCAAGAAGCGTTTGATCAATCGACAGTATTTGATCGTTTCCCGCGGCAATGCCAAGTCATTGTATGCGACATGCTTGCAGGCATACATGCTACTGTGCGATCCGAATACCACCACTGGCATTGTCGTGGCACCGACCATGAAACTTGCCGATGAGATCATGTCGCCGATCCGTACCGCTATTCAGCGAGCTCCAGGACCGGCGATTAAGATGATGACGCAGGGAAAACTCCCAGGACGAAGTGGTGGTGTTACTGGCAATCAGGTCATGCTGGCGTCGACAAAGGTTGGTATTCAATATTTTCCGACGAACAGTCTTGTTGAAGTTCGTCCGATGTCCATCGACAAACTTCAGGGCGCTCGACCTAAGATCGCTACTGTTGACGAGTGGCTTTCTGGTGATACTCGCGAAGATGTTGTCGGCGCATTGGCCCAAGGCGCTTCTAAGGAACAATCCGATAGAGGTGGTTCCGATTGGCTGATCGTAGCGACGTCGTCTGAAGGTACCGTCCGTAATTCGGTTGGTGATACCATCAAGCTTGAGCTTATGAGTATTCTGAAAGGCGAGTATCAGGACTTTCACACCTCGATATTCTACTATCGACAGGATGATGTCAAAGAGGTCGCTGATCCTTCAACTTGGATGAAATCGAATCCGAACATTGGCATCACCGTAACGTATGAAACGTTGCAGAATGATGTCGAACGTGCGGAAAAAGCACCGGCCAATCGTAATGATATTTTGGCTAAACGTTTCGGCATCCCCATGGAAGGTTATACCTACTTCTTTACGTATGAAGAAACACTTCCGCACACCAAGAAGGACTTCTGGGGATTACCATGCGCACTCGGTGCCGATCTTTCACAAGGAGACGATTTCTGTTCGTTCACCTTCATGTTCCCACTGCGTGGTGAAGTGTTCGGAATCAAGACTCGAAACTATATTTCCGAGTATACATTGACAAAACTTCCCACAGCTGCTCGTCAGAAGTATGAGGAATTCATTCGAGAAGGTTCTTTACATATCATGGAAGGAACCACTCTTGACATGGATCTGGTGTATGATGATCTCGATCAACACATCATTGATTGCCAGTACGATGTTCGTGCATTTGGTTATGATCCGTACAATGCCAAACGATTCGTTGAACGATGGACCCAAGACAATGGTGCTTTCGCCATTGAGAAAGTCATTCAAGGAGCCAAGACGGAATCCGTTCCGCTTGGTGAATTGAAGAAACTCGCTGAAGATCGTCGTTTGTTGTTTGATGAATCATTGATGTCATTCACCATGGCCAATTGTATGACATTGGAAGATACCAACGGTAATCGAAAGCTATACAAGGCTCGTCGTGAAGACAAGATCGATGCTGTTGCCGCAATGATGGATGCTTTTATAGCATTCAAGAACAATCGAGATGCATTCGAGTAAGGAGGTGAATCATGGCTGAATTTAAGGCTGCTCTTCGTAAAAAACTTTCGCAGGAAGGGGAGGCCCTTCCTGATGGAAGCTTTCCAATTCGTAACGAAAAAGATTTGAAGAATGCCATTAGTTCATATGGTCGCTCCAAAGACCCTGAGAAAGCCAAAGCGTGGATCAAACAACGCGCCAAGGCTTTGGGATTAGAGAAATTAATTCCAGAATCATGGGTTTCAAATATGCCTGCGGCTAAGGCAGTTCGAAAGAAGCCGTCGAACAACCAGTTCGTTGCTAAAGCCGTTCGAAAGAAGGTGATGAACTGACATGGCTACCGCATTAACAAGAATCAGTAAATTCTGGAATGCTTTTTCGACTCCTCCAGGAAAGTATATTCCAAACGTTGGACAATCATATTCGTTGAATCCGGATCGGCCTTATTTCACCGGTGGAAATGAACGGTCTATTGTTTCGGCGTTGTATAATAGGGTCGCTCTCGACGTGTCGACACTGACAATTCGACATTGCCGATTGGATAGTCAAGGCCAATACATTGAGGAAATCAAGGATCCTTTGGACGATTGTCTCAACGTTGCGGCAAATATCGATCAGACCGGTCGTCAGTTCATTCACGATTTGACAACCACGATGTTCGATGATGGTGTTGCGGCGGCAGTTCCGGTAAAGATGTCCGATGACCCAAACTCATCTGGTTCGTATGATATTTACGAACTGAGGGTTGGCAGGATCATTGCTTGGATGCCGCAGCATGTTCGGGTATCGGTATATAACGATATCTCCGGTCAACGAGAAGAACTTGTTCTTCCCAAGACCTGGGTGGCAATCGTCGAGAACCCGCTATACTCGGTCATGAATGAACCGAATTCGACGCTTCAGCGATTGATTCGGAAACTTAATCTTTTGGATGCGATTGATGATCAATCCAGTTCTGGAAAATTGGATTTGATTCTTCAGCTTCCATATACGATTAAGTCTGATGCTCGCCGTAAGGAAGCCGAACGTCGTCGTTCCGACATCGAAAAGCAGCTCACTGGTTCGAAGTATGGCATCGCCTATACCGATGGCACTGAACGTATTACTCAGTTGAATCGATCTGTCGAGAACAATCTTCTTGAACAGATCAAATACCTGACAACCATGTTGTACGGTCAATTGGGTGTATCGGAAGCCATTGCTAATGGCACCGCTACTGCTGAGGAAATGCTGAACTATCACAATCGCACGATTGAACCGATTATCTCGTCGATCTGTGATGCAATGAACGCCAAGTTCCTCACGAAAACCGCTCGATCTCAAGGACAGACCATTAAGTTCTTCCGAGATCCGTTCAAGCTGGCTCCGGTCGATCAGATTGCTGAACTCGCCGATAAGTTCACCCGAAACGAGATCATGACCTCGAACGAATTCCGTTCCGTTCTCGGCATGTCTCGAGTCGACGATCCTGCTGCCGATGAGCTTCGTAACAAGAATCTCAACAAGGCCGATTCCGGATCAGATATGTCCGGTCTTACCGATGAAGGTCAGTCTGAAGGCTCTGACGAAGAACCAATGACTCAGGAACGATACGATGCGGAAATAGCAGCGTTCGATAAGAATGATGCCGATCTTGCAGATCTTGAAAAGGAACTGGAATGACCGAATCGTTTGAACACTACGCATCAAAGTATTATGATCCAGTCAAAGCTCATGAATATTACATGAAGACTAGACACCTCAAAGGATATGATACTCAAGGCAAGACATTGAATGATGAAGGTAAGCAAGCGAAAGCTTATATTACCAAACGAATCCGAGAGGAACGTTATTCGGTTCTCAAGAAGGAACAGAGTAATCGGAATCAAAAGATTTATTCATCTTCAGTGGAAATGGCTAATCAGATTCGTCAGTTGCAATTGCAAATGAAACAACTCACTCCTGAAAAAGAAGAAGACGCTCGGTAAACAGATTCAACGCAAGATCGCAGGATTGCGCGAAGATAATGCTCGAGCGAAAGCCGATTTTCAGAAGAAGTATATCGAGTTTGCGCAGAAGACTCGTTCTGATTATTCGAAGGCTCTGGATAGTGAAATTAATAAACTCTATTCCGATGCTTCGATGACCAAAGCTGTTCAGACGAAGAAAAAGTCTAGAACGAAGAAATAACATCAATTCAAGAAAGGAGTGATCCATATGGCTGATGGCTTTAAGAGTGATTTCAGCGGCTATGCTACGAAGAACGATGTTCTTTGCTCCGATGGCCGAGTAATTCGTAAAAACGCGTTTGCCGATCAGGATGGCACCGTGGTTCCTCTGGTGTTCCAGCACGATCATACCAGTCCGCTTTCCGTGATTGGTAAGGCATTGCTGGAAAACCGTGATGATGGCGTCTATGCATATGGCTATTTGAACGATACCGATGCCGGTAAGGCTGCTCGTGGTATCATTCAACATGGCGATATGATGTCACTGTCCATTGCGGCTAATAAGGTAGTCCAGGAAGGAGCCGATGTGCTTCATGGTAAGATCCGTGAAGTGTCGTTGGTCTTTGCTGGGGCTAACCCAGAGGCGACTATTGATAATGTGATTCGTCATTCTGATGATGGTGACTCGTTTGAGGATCCGTCCTCGATCAGCGCTAATTTCCTGTGCGAGATCGAACAAGGTGACGAGTCTGGAGATCCTTCGGAGGTATTCTCTGAAGATTCTCTGAATGAAGTGCTTCACGCAGATGCAAATGCGGAGAAGCACAAGAAAGAGGATGAACCAGCTTCCGACGATTCTGCCAAACAAACCGCAAAATCCAAAGAAACTGATTCGGACAATTCCGATTCCGAATCGGATGACGAGGATCCTCAGAAGGTCTACGACAGTCTGAATGATAAGCAGAAGGCGCTTGTCGAAGGTCTTGTCGGTATGGCTCTGAATGAGGGTAAGACCACATCGGCCAAGACCGAGGGCGAACAATCCAATAAACAGCAAACCGTCGAACAGTCGGCGGATGAAGGAGATGAAATGAATATCTTCGAACACAATGCTACCGAAGGCGCTACGTCTTTCGAGCACTCTGATGACTATCAGAGCTTTATGCATTCTGAAGGTGTGAAGGGCGCTACTGATTTCGCCCATGCTCAGGAGAACTTCTTCCGAGCTGCTCAGCGTGATCCGTCTGGCTCTCTCCAGAAGTTCGTGCTCCAGCACGCCCAGAATTACGGCATCAAGAACATCGACGTGTTCTTCCCGGATGCCCGCGCTGAGCGCACCGAGCCCGATCTGTACAAGCGCGATACCGAGTGGGTGGCTGGTCTTCTGAACGGCGTCCATAAGGTTCCGTGGACTCGCATCAAGTCTGCATACGTTGATCTGACTCCGGATGAGGCTCGTGCTAAGGGCTTCACGCTTGATCGCAACAACAATCATCGCAAGTTCGATGAAATGATCACGGCGTACAAGCGTCAGACCACGCCAACCACCGTCTACAAGAAGCAGAAGGTGGACCGTGATGACGTGCTCGACATCACTGAGTTCTCCGTGGTGAACTTCCTGATGCGTGAAATGCGTATCCAGCTCGATGAGGAAGTCGCTCGTGCATTCCTTATCGGTGACGGTCGTGAAGTTTCCGCTGAGGATCACATCAACACCGAATGCATTCGTCCGATCGTTTCCGACGATGATCTGTATGTAATGCATTCCGTTGGCAAGGCCGACGAAACCCAGACCGCTCTGGTCGACCGTATCCGTCAGTCCAAGGTCGGCTACATGGGCTCCGGCAATCTGACCGCGTTCGTTTCTCCGACCCTGCACGCCAGCTTCGCCGTGCAGCGTGATCAGATGGGCCGTCGTCTGTACGACTCCGATACTGCTCTGGCTTTCGAACTCGGCGTCCAGAAGATTGTTGAGGTTCCGCTGCTCGAGAACTTCAAGCTGGAGAACCACAACACCCTTCAGGCTATCATCGTCGATCCTCGCGATTATACCGTCGGTACCGATCGTGGCGGCGATGTGACTTCGTTCGACAACTTCGACATCGATTACAACCAGTACAGGTACCTGATTGAGACCCGTATGTCTGCCGCTCTGACCAAGCCGAAGTCCGCGATCGTGATCGAGGCAGCCCCAAAAGCGTGACGCCTCCCGAATCGACTGACAAGAAGGTGACCGCCATCGCGGTCGCTCCTTCCACGCAGTCGATCATTGTTGGAGGCACTACTCAGCTCAGGGCGACAATCACCCCGACCGATGCGACCAATCAAAATGTCAAGTGGTCTTCCAAGCAGGAGGCTATTGCTACCGTGTCGCAATCCGGTGTCGTGACCGGAAAGACCGCTGGCGTTGCCCATATCGTGGCTACCGCTCAGGATGGCAGCAAGGTAACCGGTGAGGCTCAGATCACGGTTACCGCGCCGACGCTTGGAACCTTGACTGTTGGCGTCACACCTGGAGACGACGGATATTCGGTGACGGTGACTCCTAACGTTGAAGCAGGTAACACTCGGTATTATCGTGTGACCGCTGCGAATGCCGCTCCGACGATCACGTATGATCAGACGGTGACGACTTCCGAATGGACTGCGTTCACCGCAGGACAAAAGGTCACCGGAACCAGTGGTCAGGTCATCTCCGTGGTTGATTTGACTGCCGGTGGCAAGGCTCGCAAGTACGGTAAGGCAGTGCTTCCCGCACAGTCTGCTTGATATAAGGGTGATCAATGGCCCGATTCGCTGGAGCAGTAGGATTCGCGGAACAGGTGAAGACGGCTCCCGGTGTATATCGAGATGAAATTGTCGAACGACAGTATACAGGCACTGTCATTCGCAATACCGTTCGTTGGAATACAGGGTCCGAGGTGAATGAACCGATGCGACTGGATCAGTCGATATCGATCATCTTGGACCCGTATTTTAATGATCATCTGCAAGCGTTGCGTTATGTGCGTTGGATGGGCGGATTGTGGAAAATCACGTCCGTTCAGATCCAGCGTCCCCGTGTCATATTGCAACTGGGAAGTGAGTATCATGAGCAGACCCCGTGAGGAGCTACAACAGATACTTGAGAACCTCATGAGTGAAGCTTATGAGGCACTTCCCGATGATGTTCGCAATGTGACACCGAATTTTTCGGGGCATGTGTATTTTCAGGCCCCGTCAAGAATCGAATATCCTGCAATCGTCTATGAACGGACGAGTGCCGATACACAGTTTGCTGATGATGCTCCATATATCTATGAGAAGCGTTACCAGGTGACTGTCATCGAAAAGGATCCCGATTCATCCATACCAGATCGAGTCGCGATGCTTCCGAAATGTCTTTTTGACAGGCATTACGTCACTGAAAATCTGCATCACGACTCATTTGTCATTTATTTCTGAAAGGAGTATCCCATGGCAGCTCTTGTTTGGGATAAGACCGGCGAACGTACGTATGAGACTGGCGTCGATCATGGCGTTCTGTTCGTCATGAAGGCGGACGGCAGCGGCTACGATGCCGGCGTCGCTTGGAACGGTCTGACTGGCGTCACCGAATCGCCTTCCGGCGCTGAAGCGTCCGCTCAGTACGCCGACAACATCAAGTACCTGACTCTGACTTCCGCTGAGGAATTCGGTGCCACCATCGAGGCCTTCACTTATCCGCCGGAGTTCGCTCCGTGTGATGGTCAGGCCACTCCGGTTGAGGGCGTTACCGTTGGTCAGCAGGCTCGTCGCAAGTTCGGTTTCTCGTACCGAACCAAGGTCGGCAACGACACCGCTGGCATCAACTTCGGCTACAAGCTGCATCTGATCTATGGTGCCACCGCAGCCCCGTCCCAGCGCGAATACGCGACCGTCAATGATTCTCCGGAGGCCCAGACCCTGAGCTGGGAGATCAGCACCGATCCAGTTGAAGTCGGTGTCGATGGTCTGACCGCAACCGCTCAGGTCACCATCGATTCCACCAAGGTTGATAAGGCCAAACTCAAAGCACTCGAAGACAAGCTGTATGGACGTGGCGCTGGCACCACTTCTCCGACTCTTCCTACGATCGCCGAAGTGATCAATATGTTCGAGCCTACCACCTCTGGTGGTGGAGCTCACACTGCCGAATCGTCCGATTTCGCTGTCGACGAACCGAACGCTGTCGACGAACTGAACGCTCTCGCCCTGTCCTGAGTCGTTCAAAATAGGAAGTAATTCTTCCTGGCCACCTTTATGGTGGTCAGACTCTCTGGAAGATAACAACATTAGCCACAATTGATGCTACACGTTTTCTTGACCACCATCTTTCAGAGGGGCCTGACCATTGTAACGGAAAGGAGTTATCATGTCTCTCAATGGTATCGATATCTCGAATTGGCAGGCCTACATCGATCTTACTGCTGTTCCCGCCGATTTCGTTATCGCAAAGGCCACTCAGGGGACCGGGTACGTATCCCCCGATTGTGCTCGACAGGTCGAACAGGCACGTGCGACTGGAAAGCGCTTTGGCGTATATCATTACGTCTCCGGTGGCAACGCCGTCGCCGAGGCCAATCATTTTGTCGACAGCTGTATCAATTGGGTCAATGCAGGTCTGTTCTGCATCGATTGGGAATCTCAAGAGAATTCCGCTTGGGGCGACGAGGGGTATCTCGAACAAGTCGTCGCTCAGGTGAAGGCTCGTACGGGAATTCCTCCGCTCATTTACTCGTCGGCAGCTTATTATGCTCAGGTTGCTGCTGTCGCCAATCGTCAGAACTGTGGGCTGTGGATCGCGCAGTATGCGAACATGATTCCTACCGGATATCAGGATACTCCGTGGAATGAAGGCGCTTACGCTTGTGTTATTCGTCAGTATTCTTCCACCGGTCGTCTTCCGGGCTATGGCGGAAATCTGGATCTGAATAAGTTCTACGGTGATGGAGCCACGTTCGACAAGTATGTGACTGGTGGCGGAAACGCTTCGAACGTTCCTCCTTCACAGCCTACCGATCCGCTTGCCGGTCGTTCCGATGACGATCTCGCCAATGCCGTGATTCGCGGCGAATTCGGTGACGGCGATGCTCGCAAGCAGAAGCTCGGCGGTCGTTATGACGCCGTTCAGGCGTTGGTGAATCAGAAGCTCGCCAAGCCGGCATCTCCTGGTCGTACGTATACTGTTCAGCCTGGAGACACTCTGTCTGGCATTGCCGCCAAGCTCGGTGTGGCTCAGTCTCAGATCAGCGGTTTCCATTCCGGTAATCCGAATCTGATCTATCCGGGTGAGGTGTTGTCGGTTTCCGGAGGATCGCCTCAGCCGTCAGCTGAATACTATACTGTTCGATCTGGCGACAATCTGTCGGCCATTGCCGCTCGTTATGGCACTAGCTGGCAGCACATTCGTGATCTGAATGGTTTGTCGAATCCTGATCTTATCTATCCTGGTCAGGTTCTTCGCGTTAGGTAAGGAATGATTATGCTCGAGCTCACTCTTCCAGAGGTTGAGGGTTATGACGAGAACACTGGAACATTTGTTGCAGCAGCTCCCGCCGTGACCCTCAGGCTCGAGCATAACCTTGTCGCAATCTCAAAATGGGAATCAAAATTTAAGAAACCGTTCTTCTCCAAGGAATCCAAAACCGAAGAGGAGAGCAATTATTACATTTGGTGCATGGATCAGGATTCTGAACATGCCCTTTCTTTATATTTTCGCTTGACCGATGCCGATAGGCGGGCTATTCAGGAGTACATTTCCGATCCTCATACTGCAACCGTGATCAAAGATCGACGCGAAACGAAAACCCATGTCAATTCGTTCACGTCTTCCGAGACCATCTACGCCGCGATGACCGCCCGAGGCATTGATTGGAGTGCTCAATACTGGCATATCAATCGTTTGTTGACATTGATACGTCTTATCGATGTGGAAAATTCGAAGGGCGATAAACACAATCGTATGAGTGCCAAAGACAACAGAGCCGAACGTGCTCGTATCCTTGCAGAGAATCGTAAACGTTTTAACACGAGAGGTTAGTCATGACGGGTATCAGGGTTGAGGTCAACGGCGACTTCAGTGGCCTTGATCGTTTTATCACTAACATCAAAGAGCAACGGTATCTCAAAGTACTGGATCGAATCGGACGTCGAGGCGTTGATGCTTTGTCCAACGCCACACCTGTTGACAGCGGCGCGACAGCCGCTGCCTGGGGGTATGAGGTCCATAGGTCGAAACATCGATCCGAAATTATTTTTACCAATTCCAATGTCAATGATGGTGTGAACATCGCCATTATTCTCCAGTATGGACACGGCACCGGAACTGGTGGATACGTCGCTGGACGCGATTACATCAACCCGGCGCTTGCAAAAACATTTGATCAATTGGCCGATGAGGCCTGGAGGGCGGTGACTAATGGCTAACATCGACGAACGTGTGGTCAAGCTGTCCATGGACGATTCGTCCTTGCAGCAAGGCGTATCTCGTGTTACCAAGGCTTTGGAGCAGCTCAAGAAAGCATTCAAATTCAGCGACACCAAGTCGTTTGAAGAGCTCGATAAAGCTGCCAAGAAAGTCAAGTTTGATAGCGTCTCCAAGTCCGCATCCGATATGCAAAAGGATGTCAGCAAAGCCACGTCCAAAGCAGCTGACGACTTTGCCGAGATGGGTTCGAGCGCTCAGAAGAGTGTTCAACAGATTGGCGCCGCTTCCGATAACGTCAATTTAACCGGTGTCGCATCCGCTGCGAACAAGATGTCCGATCAAGTGCAGCAGTCTGCCGCCGAAGCAAACTCTGCAATCGGAAAGATTGGCACCAATACCGTTGGCATTCAGCAGACTGTCGATGCAATCGACGGTATCAATGATGCGGCCAATCGTGTCGATTTGAGCCCAATTCAGAAGGGCGTTGAAAACGTCAAAATGGGAATCTCTTCTATGAGGGATTCCTTGATGGACAGTGTGAATACCTTCAAGGCTACACCTATCGGCGAGCAGCTTGATGCGGTTCAACCGCATTTCAAGGCCCTTGAGGCCATCGGCGTTGTTGCCATGGGCAATCTTGCGGCCAAAGCAGCTACGTATGGCATGCAACTTGCCAGTAATCTGACCAATGGCATTCGTAGCGGTTTCGAAGAGTATGAGACTCAGCTGAATTCGGTTCAGACCATTCTTGCCAACACCCAGAGAGAGGGAGCCAACCTCACTCAGGTCAATACTGCTCTGAATCAGCTCAATGCCTACGCCGATAAGACCATTTATAATTTCACCGAAATGACGAAGAACATCGGTACGTTCACAGCTGCCGGTGTTGATCTTCAGACTTCGGTGAATTCGATCAAGGGTATCGCCAACCTTGCCGCTATTTCCGGTTCGAGTTCTGCTCAGGCTTCGACGGCCATGTATCAGCTGTCCCAGGCATTGGCCACTGGTACAGTCAAGCTTATGGACTGGAACTCGGTCGTCAACGCTGGAATGGGCGGCCAGGTCTTTCAGGATCTGCTGGTTCAGACTTCTGAGAAACTTCAAACTGGTGCTAAGCAGTATATCGCTGCTGAGGGTTCGTTCCGTGATTCGCTTGAGGAAGGTTGGCTGACTTCGGATGTTCTGACCCAGTCGCTGAACATCCTGGCCATGGACATCACTGATGTCGAGAAGGCTGTTCAGTCGCTCGTCTCCAAGGGCTACACCGAGGAAGAAGCTCGTCAACTTGTCCAGCTCGCCCAGACCGCTCAGGATGCCGCGACCAAGGTCAAGACATTCTCGCAGCTTATTGATACTGCCAAGGAAGCCATCGGATCTGGTTGGTCGCAGTCGATGCAAATCCTGTTTGGCGATTTCGAAGAAGCCAAGGATCTGTGGACTGGTGTTTCTGATGAGATCAATAATATCATCAACGCCCAATCGCAGGCTCGAAACCAGCTACTGTCTTCTGGATTTGCATCCGGATACAAGCAGCTGGTGAATCAAGGAATCGTCGATACCCAGCGATTTAACGACATATTAAAGGAAACCGGAGACGCAGCCGGTGTCGGAGCAAGCCAAGCCATTCAGGAATATGGCTCATTTGAGAAGTCGTTGCGAAAGGGATGGGTCAACGCCAATATTCTGAAAGATAGCGTTAACCGATTGACCCAAGAGGTCGATGGCTATGACGACGCCAAGAAACAGAATCTCGGCATCACTAATGCGCAGATCAACCAACTGAACGCGCTCAATGCAGGTCTTCAAAATGGCAGTATTTCCGCTGATGATTTCGCCAATAAAATGCAGCGGATGTCCGGTCGAGAGAATGTCATTCAGGGTCTTGCCAATGTTTGGAACTCTCTGAAGACGATCATTCAGGCGGTGGGCAAGGCTTGGGACGAAGTCATGCCTAGCATGAATGGCGAGACCATTTATGCGCTTACTGAAGCTTTCCGCAAGTTCACTGAAGGGCTGAAACCTTCGCCTCAGTTGCTGAATGTCATTGGAACAACCACCAAGGTCGTAGCGACAGCATTTAAGACACTTCTCGGTGCCGTTGGTTTGGTGGCCAAGGGTTTCGGCACATTGCTTGGCTTTGCTGGCAAAGTCACTGGATCATTCATTAATATCGCTTCATCGGTTATTGATGGTGCCAGAGCATTTGCGGCATATGTCCGACAATCTCAGGTCGTTACCAATCTTATTAAATTCTGGGAATCTGCATTCTCGTCGTTTGGAACCGTCGTTGAAACCATTGGCAAATCCATCAGTGGTGTATTCGATGGCATGTTTGATGGCATAAAGAAGGGCTCTTCCGGATTCCCCGATATTCTCGGTATTATCAGCAACGCCTTGGCCGATTGGACTAAAGAAGTCGATCGATACGGTACTGAATTCCAACAGGCATTCCAAGATAAATTCGGAACCGTTCCTGATATCGCTCAGAAGGTTTCGGATAAGATCGCTTCAGCAGTGCAATCGCTTCAACCGGTATTTGATTGGATTGGCGATCGTGTTCGGGAAATCGGAGAAGCTATTCAGCGATTCTTCGGCGATCTTAACGGCAAGATCACCCTCGATCAGATTCTGTCGTTGATCAATGGCGGTTTATTGACCGGTGTTCTTGTTGGACTCAGAAAGTTCATCAAGGGACTCAATGAAGTCGGCGATGATCTTGAGAAGTCGACCTTCAAGGGCGCTTTGAAGAAGACGCTCGACGATATCGGTAAATCGTTTAAGGACTTCGCCAAGTCGTTTAAGATCGTTTCGATCGCCGCTATTGCCGCATCGATCAAGTTGCTGGCCGATGCGTTGACTCAATTGTCCACCATCAGGACCGAAAAGATTTTGCCGGCACTTGGCGCTATGACCGCCATCATTACTGTCATGACTGGTATGATGGCTGGACTTGCTGCTTTGGCAGAAGTAACCAACAAAGCCGGAAAACTGGTCTTTGATTTCGATGCGTTGAATAAGGTCGCTTTGGCCATGGTGGCACTCGGCGCTTCCATGAAACTTATGGCTGAAGCCGCCTATATGCTCAAGGACATGGATCCAGCGCAAATCGCGGTGATATTCGGATCGATGGCCACTGCAATCGTCGCTCTTGGCGGGTCAATCGCTTTGATGGGAACAGCCAAGCCTGAACAATTGAATACCGTTGGCACCAATATGATTAAGTTGGGCGCCGGATTCATATTGATGGCGTCCTCCTTGGTTGTGCTCGCCGGAGCCATCCTCATGATCGCGAGCGTCAAACCCGATGACCTTGCGCGTTCGATGAATGCCGTCGCACTGGGCATCGTTCTTCTGACTACAGCCATGGGTGGTCTTGGCGCCGGTGCGAAATTCGGTGCCGATTATTCAGGTGTTGGCAAGAATATTCTCTTGATGGCGACGGCCCTGATTCCTCTCGCCGCCGCGGTTAAGATTCTCGGCACTATGGACCTTGACGATCTTGCCAAGGGTCTCGGCTCGATAGCGATTGGCTTGGGCGTCCTTGCTGGCGCGATGGCCGGTCTTGGCTA